GCTTGCTGTATTTGTAGACTAAAGTCTTTAGGTACTTAACGGTCTCGAAATCGTTAATGCCTTTATCCGCCTTTTCTTGGTTATATGACGGCACAAATCCTTTAATAGCCTTACTGTCTTCAAAGGTAGAGGGTAACGTTTTGAAGAACCCTGGGATTACAAGTCCAAGCTTGTAAGAATCTCCCTCTATAAAGAATTGAACAAGATCTTTGAAGTATGGAAGGTTGACGCAATTCTCCAAGATCATTATCCATCGTAGAATCTCCATCTCTTTATTCCACTTTCGAGGGTCATGGAACCTCTCAGGATTAATCGCAGTATTAATAGCAAGAATACTGGGATACATACCTAAAACGATGCCTTTATTAGGAAGTCTCTTGTCGAAGAAACGTTGTAGGTATACTGTAGTGTACTTGTCGATTCGCTGTTTAGATTCTTCCAATACGAATCCGTAGGCTGAGCATTGTCGACTCATATACTCTGCTATGCTATCGGGTGTTATGTTGGTGCTGGATGAAGCTCCGAAAGTCAGGTCATCGCCAAGGCCTGATCCATCAACTTTTCCAATTGACCGGTTCTTGTCATACAATCGCATAATGTAATAACTGAAAATGCTCTCTACGAAGTTGGTCATGCCAGAGCCACTCGGCATACCGTGTTTTCCTTCGATAATCTTGTCGAGCCCAATCATAACATGGACGTTTTGTGTGTGGCTTAGTAGATCTTGAAAGGCACGCGAGAACCTTTCCTGAAAGATTGGGGCACAGATGAAACTACATATGAGTAAGGAGATGTCATTGATGTGTTTGTCCATTGCCTTGTAATCTTGTTGAATTAGATATTCATATTCTGTGAACATTTTAATGCGAGCGAAACCTAGTTCGACATCGGTAAAACCTTCCCATGCTGAGAAAAATGGTAGTTTCTTCGAGCGAATCAAATCCATCAGCACGTATAAATATTGCTTCTCTACGATATTCAGTGAGAATGGGGCCATAAAGATAAAACGGTCCGATCCACGTTGTGCGCGTGAGCCTAATATCATCGGATAACGTTTCCACATTCCTGAATGGGCATCTCTGATTGCATTCGCAATGATAGCAGGATCACTACGTTTGCCATAGTCCGGGCAACCAGAGTTGGTAACTAGTTTGTCATCATATTTATCGAGAGCGACTACTCGTTCCGGAGTTAGCGGACGTCTGTTCTTTATATCTCCGAATAGCTGCTTCCTAATATCCATGATAAGATCCATGTCGATAATATCAGGATTGATGTCGTTGTTGGGCGACGTGTAATACTCCTCTAATTTCTCCATGCGATCGTCAAGTGGAGGATAACCACCTTGGGGCCCTACCTTCGACATTCTTGATCGAT